ACAAAAGGATATGGATGGGGAACTTATTTATGGGGTGATTCTACTTGGGGCACTGAACGATCTACAAGTAATGTAATTTTAGATCCAGGTAACTGGTCTTTAGATAATTTTGGTGAAGTGTTGGTTGCAACTATATTTAATGGTAAAACATTTACTTGGAATGCTGGAGCATCTAATCCAAGAGGTGTAAGAGCTTCAACATCAACATCGGGATTTTCTACTTCTGCTAATCCAACAGCTAGTAGATTTACATTAGTTTCAGATCGAGACAGACACTTATTTCATTTTGGAACTGAAACAACTGTAGGAGATACTACTTCTCAAGACCCTATGTTTGTAAGATTTTCTAATCAAGAAGATTTAAATACATATGCACCTACAGCAACTAATACTGCGGGTACCTTTAGATTAGATACAGGTAATAAAATTACTGCAGCCTTACAAGGTAAAGACTATGTTTTTGTATTAACAGATTCAGCTGCTTATGTTATTCAATTTGTAGGGCCACCTTTTACTTTTAGTGTTAGACAAGTTGGAACTAATTGTGGTTGTATTGCCCAACATGCAGCAAGTTATGTTAATGGTGCAGTTTATTGGATGTCCAATGAAGGTGGGTTTTTTATGTATGATGGTACCGTTAAAGCTCTACCTTGTTTAGTTGAAGACTTTGTGTTTACAGTTCAGAATGGAAATTTAGGTCTTAATTATCAGTCTGCTGCTACTGTTTATTCAGCTCCTAATTCTTTATACACGGAAGTAAATTGGTTTTATCCTAAATCAGGATCTGAACAAATTGACAGGTGTGTGACGTACAACTATCAAGAAAACGTATGGACTACTTCGTCCCTTGCTCGTAGCACTTATCAAGACCAAGGTGTTTTTGAAAAACCTTACGCAACAGAATACACTAGTACAAGCACTCCAGTTTTTTCACCAATTAGCGGTATTACCAATTTATACGGAGCATCCATATATTATGCTCATGAAATAGGAAATGATCAGGTTAATAGTTCAGGTACAACTTCAATTAATGCTTTTATAAGATCTGGAGATTTTGATATTGATGATGGTGAATTATTTATGTCTATGAGAAGATTTATGCCTGACTATAAATTTTTAGTAGGTAATTCTAAAGTAACTTTATTTATATCCGATTATCCATCGGACACTCAAACAGGTTCTCCTTTGGGTCCCTTTACAATAACAAAAACTACTGATAAAGTAGATACTAGAGCTCGAGGAAGATTACTATCGTTGAAAATTGAAAACGATGCTGCAGGTGAAACTTGGCGTTATGGTAGTTTTAGAATGGATGCTCAACCAGACGGAAGGAGATAACATGCCACTTACTACAAAAGGTAAAAAAATAATGAAATCTATGAAAGACAGATATGGTAAGAAAAAAGGTAAGGCTGTATTTTATGCTTCAAAGAATAAAGGCAAAATAAAAGGCGTAGATAAAACTAAAAAATAATGGCTAAATTAACTAATTATATACCAGAACCAAGACAAGAATATGATGTTGAAAATCAAAGACAAATTATAGAGTCTATGACAACAATGAAACAACAACTTAATTTTTCTTTTCAAGAAGATTTAAAAAATGAACAAGATACTTTTAATTATTTTTTATCATGACAATACAATATAAAAGCGAACTATTTAATTTAACCACAACTAACTTAACTACAGTTTTAACTATATCTGTATCTGCGGTAGCCATTGTAAAAACGGTTCAAACCGTTCACGATACTGCTAGTGCAGTGGACACAGATTTATTTTTAAAAAAACCAGGAGGCAGTGACATTATTATTAGTCATGAGGATTTAAATAAAGAGACTGTTAACATGTTAAAAAATACCTTGAATTTAGAAGCAGGAGATGTTATAAAGATGCAAGCAGACACAGCAAATGAAATAACAGGTGTTGTAAGTTATGCGCTTATAAACAGAGAGAATGAAAATGGATAATATAGTTAAAATAAATTGCACGACTATAACAACTTATAGAAATACAAAAACTGGTGAAACTTCTATAGAAAAATTAGAAGGACCCGATATTGTGTCCGATGTTACAGTTCAAGTTTCTCCGAAAGGATTAGATTTAATGCAGAAAGTTATGAATAAACAAAATGAAAATACGAAACCAAAGTCCTAAAGGCGGCACCGAATTACAACTTGGATTTTTAACTAAGTATGTAGATAAAAATTTATTAGATCAAGTGCAAATTTGCACTAGTGTTCCAGGTAAAATACCAATAGATCCAAAGAAGGTAAACATTCTTTGGCAAAAAAATTCTTACGACCAACCTAATTTATACCCTTGGTTTAAAAATAAAGCGAATCATAATATATATGATTGGTATGTTTTTAACTCTCATTGGAATCATGAAAAATTTAGGATGATGTTTGGACTACCCGATCACAAGTGTATTGTTATTAAAAATGGTATTGAGAAAATAGAAAAAGCTAATCCTTACAAAAAAGGTCAACCAATAAAAATTATACATCAAAATACTCCGTGGAGAGGACTAAGTGTATTATTAGGTGCCATGCAATTAGTTAAGAATCCATTAATTAGTTTAGATGTTTACTCTTCGTGTGAAGTATATGGTAAAGATTTTATGGAAAAAAATGATCATAATTACAAAGCTTTGTATGAACAAGCAGAGTCTTTACCCAATGTAAATTATATCGGTTACAAACCAAACGAATATATTAGAGCTAATATAAAAAATTATAATATGTATGTATACCCAAGTATATTTGAAGAAACTTCATGCATATCTTTATTAGAATCTATGGCAGCTGGACTATATTGTATTACAACAAACTATGGAGCTCTTTTTGAAACAGGCGCTGAATTCCCTATGTATATACCGTATGATAAAGAGTATAAAAGATTGGCTGAAAAATTTGCTTATGGCATAGAAGCAGCAGCTAAAAGTTTACATGAACCTACTATTCACAATCATTTAACTACACAGTCAGGTTATACTCATTTGTATTACGGATGGCCTAAACAAGCTTCTTCGTGGACTAGATTTTTACAAGGAGCAATTAATGCAAAAAAGTAATACGCCCTCGGGCAAAAACAATGAACCCATCTGGTTTACTAAAGACAGTACGACTAAAACCATAGTCCCTAATAAGGATACTTATCAAACTATTAAAACAAATAAAGTTCAAGGAGAGGTAACCGAAATAAACCTAGGATCTACTTCACCTTACAAAATAATGGTATGCACCCCTTGTCATAGTGATGTTAGTATGCATTATTGTCAAGCAGTTTTAAAGTTTCAACAAGAATGTTGGCAAAAGAAAATACAGGTTAGTTTTACTTTACTTAAGTCTTCTTTGGTTACACAAGGTAGAAATTTATGTGTAGCTGAAATGTTGAGCCATGAAGATAATTATACTCATTTATTATTTATAGACTCCGATATTGATTTTAATGGGTCCACTATATTTAAAATGTTAGACTTGGATAAAGATGTTATTTCTTGTCCTTACCCCATGAAAATGTTGAGTTGGGATAAAATATGGAGAAGGTATCATGAAAAAGTAGATGCTGTTAAAACAGCAGATGATTTAGCTAAATCCGGGTATACCTTTCCTGTTAAAATAGAAGACCCCAATAACATTCAAAGTGAAAAAGGAGCGATAGAACTTTCGCATGCCCCCACTGGATGTATGTTAATTAAAAGAGAAGTATTGGAGAAAATGATTAAAGAGTATCCAGAATTAGAAATATTTCAACCTACTATTATCAATGGTAAGGAAGTTAAAAAAGATAATATGTACAATCTATTTGATACTTTACACGACCCTAAGACTAAACGTTATTTTGGAGAAGACTTTGGATTTTGCCAAAGATGGGCTGATATAGGTGGTAAAGTACACGCTTACATAAATGATTACATTACTCACGTAGGAGAATACTCTTATTGTGGTAGATTTAGAGATGATTTGTGGCAAGGAAGTAGACCTGTCAAATCTGTTGACGAGCCTACAAAAATCAAATAAAGTATCATATTTACAGGATTTCTACGCCTGCTTAACAGTATAAATATATTTAAATTA